CTTTACCAGTCATAACCCACGCCTTTCTCAGCCGCATGCCCCATGACCACAGGGGGGCCAGCCAGATAGATTTCACATGGCCCGGGTCCAGCGAGGGCGAGTTCTTCCTCGACCAGCAGAGAAAGAGGCTCGGTTGGCTGCCAGTCGTAACTGGGCTTACAAACCAACCTACTCTCGATCTCCACCTGTCGCTGTGGAGAAACTCCAAAGGCCCTCGCAAAGGACTCACGTGCCACATCAGTTGGTGGTTGCCAACTCGGTTCTCTCAGGCTCCCTATGTCAACGCCCAGATATTCGTACTCTGAATACAGGGACCAGTTCACGCGCTTTCCAAAACCCCTTGTCGCGTCGTGGAGTAGACACATGTACTTTCCAAGTATCGGCACCCCGCGCATAAGAGACCACTCGCACTTCGAAACACCATGCAACCAGGCAGGCGCGAAGCGGGGATCATGCATATGCTTGTGACTGGAGGTCACTTGGGATAAGACCTTCCTCCAGTCGCGAACCATGGTCCAATGAGGACCAAGGTTCAAGGGGGCCGATTGGCCAAAGCGCACTTGCTCCAGGCACCTAACAGGGCGCTCAAGGACCACCTCATGACCGGAAACACGCAGTGCCTCCGCAGAGAAGCCGGAAATCACACGATGGCTATCGCGAGCCTCAAGGAACAACAATGCATTGTCGCCGTCGACGAGAGAGTCGTACTTGACACCAAACGACTCGGTCACGGCGGCGATAACAGCTAGCATGATGATGGTGTTACCCATGCCAGTGTTGAAGTCTCCGGAAGCCCTCCCACCGTCCCTAGAAAAGCGGACACCCCCTGCGGTCACACCCTGGTTTCGCAATTGGTAACGCAAGAGCTTCATAAGGTCCTGATCGTACCTATAGGCAGCTCCGTAGATGGTATGCTCCATCTCCAATTGCCACTTGTCACAGTGGGCCTCAAAGGCCTTGCCATCTACCTCAAAGACGACACACTGTTGGAAAGCGCCAAACTTCCTCCTGATCAGATTCGAACGTTGACGCCCGTTCAAACCTTTCGCCACAACCCTCGTCCTTGTTACACCGGAGTTCCCAACCGATTTCAGGTTTCCCCAAAACCAGTGCTCAAAGGGTTTCAGCCAAGACGCGAGTGCCAAGTTATACCGGGGATCACGTGGAAAGATCATCCGCGGCTTCGGGAACTTGGACAACGCATTGATTTTCTCAGCCTTGAAGAACGCCCTCAGGAAGACATCTCGAGCAGTTATAGGCCCGTCTTCCCTCAAAGAACGCTCCGCCTCCATGTACTTACGGCCCATGGCACC